TAAAAGTAGGTCTTGTTGTTCCTGTAGGAACTCCACCTGCAACTAAATCAACAGTTCCATAGGTATATCCAGAACCTTGGTTTGAAATTGTTATTGATTCAACCTTTCTATCATTATTTGTTGTAATTGTACACTCTGCTCCAATTCCGTCACCTTTAATTGGAACTCGTGTATACTGAGTTCCACCAATTGGTCCAATGTTAACGCCACGATTTGTGATGGTAGCAATTTTGATTGATCCGTCAACAGCATTATCTCTAACCTGAGCATTATCAGAATTGGTTGCCCAATCTTGAGGTACAGGAATAAAATCTGTAGATTCAAATTTTACAATATCACTTGGTTTAATAGTATAAAGATATTTCCAAACATAACCGTCTCCACTGCTACCAGCAGACCTTGGCTCTAAGTCAGTAAATGTTGGTTCATCAAGAGATGGTCTACCATTAGGATTATCAGGATCTGTTCCATTTTGCAGACAAGCATAAACTCTATAATCACTATTCAAAACATAGTATGAAGCAGAATAGAGATTAGTTGCACCTGAAATTTTAGCAGTATTTGATCTGCTATAGTCATGACGATACATGTCATACGTGGTTCCAGATGACCAGGGTCTTCTGACCACAACTTGTCTAATGTCTGAAGAAGTAATTTTCTTCAGAGCAATCATAGTATCCCAATACTTATTCTCCTCATTAAAATTATCTTTTGGAGATGGTGGGTTAGAATCCCAATCAGACTGAATATCAGTTGGATTTGGTAATCCAATGAACGAATAATATGAATTGCTAGATGACCTAACTCCATCAACAAAATTCTTTGCATTTAATATTCTAATCTGGTCAGTTATAATAGCAGCCATTGGACAGAGTTTTTTCTTTATTTATCAGCAATTAGATGATGTAATTTTTATACTTCAGGTTTTTGGTTCTCTGTAAAATAGTTGATGAAGATATTCCAGTAAATTCATTTGTGCCAATACCAGAGAGGGTACGAGCTGGATATGAAGTAACCACGGTTCTTCCATCAAGCGTGACTTTGCCCCATGAGAACTCACCAAACGAATTGGATGAAGTAATTCCACTATAAGAATAATCAAACTGATCAATATTTACAAAGACTCTCTTACAGATAGATGTTCCAATTCCAACTCCATCGCTATTAATTCCTGTTGTTCTGGTTACCAATTCTGCTCTATTAACGACGTAAACATTATCAACAAAAGCAGTTCCAATAGCAATTACATTTCCACCACCATCAAAAGATTTAATGGTAGTCGTTGCAATTCCTACAATACTATTCTTAACAACAAAATAGTCATTTGTTGATAAAGAACTTAGAGTGATTGCTGTACCAACCAAACCAGTATCTCTTAATGGAGAATCTGTAGGTATATGCAGGTCAAAGATCATTTGAGTTGTACCAATACCAACAGAAGTGGTTCCAAATCCAACGATTATACCAGAATCACCTGTATATGAAATAACAGAATTTGTTTCTGAACTTGTTGGTGGAGGAGAAATAAGGACCAGTGGTGGATTTGAAGTCGTGTATCCAAATCCTGCACTTGTAATTGCAATTCCAGTCACGGTTCCTGCTGCACCTATTGTTGCAACAGCAAGAGCAGTAGTTGTAGCACCAATGCCTACTCCAGCAGTTCCAGCAATACTTACCAGAGGTGCAGTTGTATAACCAACTCCACCAGTAGAAATTGCAACAGATGAAATAGTTCCTGAGGTTGAAACTACTGCAGTGGCCGCGGCCGCAATCTTAACTCCTTGAGTCAAGAATGTAACAGAATTTTGGAATATTAAAGAAGTATCATTTTCATTTTTGCCATCAAAGAGTGGTCTTATTCTATCAACGTAGATCTCAGTGGATCCAATTCCAACAGACTTAATTACATATGCAATTGGGTTAATAACTGGTTCATAAATTTCTCTATCCTTACCAACTTCTTTTTCGTTGATAATTCTATCTTCAGTCTGTCTACACCAAACAACAGGTCTCAGGAGATTTTCGTCTTGAGTGTTTCCAGGTCCAAAATATGGGTTGGTATTAACAAGATCAGTAGAATTTACACTTGTAACTGTTCTTGGATCTTCTTGCAGATAAGAATTTTGTCCAATTGAAGCATCATAACCAATGGTAAGATCGTCACCGACTTTTACAGTTTCAAGAATTTCTCTACTGATAACATCACTATCTCCACTTCCCTTATAGAATATAATCTTCACAGAATCTCCAACTTTCAGCGATTCTGTAAATGTAAGTATGCTTCCGCCATTAAAGACGTAACCTATACCAGGAACTTGTAAAATGTCATTTACAAATACAAGTAGTACATCCTGAACATTAATCTTAGAACCCTTAGAAGCAACAATAGAAACTACATTTCCTGCTAATGTAAGTGGGAAAGACTTTCTATCTCCATCAATATATTGCTCAATATCATCTAAAACTTGCAGGGTTCCAACAGACCATCCAGTAAATTCATCAGTAAATGTTCTATCTATTGTAATCTGGAATTCTTCAAATGACGCAGATGTAGTAGGAATTCCGATCGCTCCTCCAACAGGTAAAGTTAAAATTTCACCAACTTTATATCCATATCCAGTGTTTTTGATTTCAAAATCAATTACGCTAGAACCTTGACCAACAACTATGTCGATAGTTGCTTGAGTTCCTATTCCAACAGAAGGTGAATCTGAAGAGTATGATAAAGGTATATTAGTGTAACTTAATGGAGAATCAAAGAACACATATGGAGGATTTGTGGAGGTATATCCAGATCCTGGATTAGTGATTGCAACACTAACAATGTGACCACCACTAATAGCAGCAGTTCCAATAAATTCAATATTTGGAATTCCAGTACTGGATGTTCCAACTCCAACATTAACAACAGTTTGAATTCCAGATCTGTATCCTGAACCACTATTTCCAATGCTGATAGCAGAAATAGTACCAAGACCAGAAACAGTTGCTGTTCCTCCAGCAGAGATCAATGGTTGATAAGCAAATCCTTCAGTAGAACCAACTGAGACGATTATACCTCCTCTTGGGAAACTGGAAATGCCAACGTCAGTTGTTACAGTTTGAGCGATTCCTGTAAATGTAATTGTAGTTACTCCAACGCTCTCAGACAACACATAATCATTAGTCAGTCCAGGACCTTGGAATACGTCATTAATAAGAATGATTGCATTTTCATCAGCAATTCCAGAAACATTAGATCCGTTTGATTTCAATGTGAATTCATTGTTTAACGTATTGAAGTCTTGGGATATATCATTGAAGACATAGTTCTTATAGTAAGTTTCATTTGAAGTATTTGTCACACCAGAGCGCATGAACATTCTTCCATTAAAACTTGATCCTGTAGAAATTCCTACCCAATCTCTTTCATCAGGTGGATTGGTACTAGTTCCAAGAGGAGTATTGCCATAAGGTGCTTCAACAAAGTTTAATGTATTATCAACAATGTTATAATTTCCAATAACTTTAGTAACAAGATTTCCTGTTGAGTAACCTGCTAATGCAGTTCCCAACCAAGATCTACGAACTCTAATTGAATTTGTAGATCCAATTCCAACTCCTTCAATCACCATAATTTCATTACCAATCTTAATAAGATCTCCACCAAAGAATGATGTTATTCCTGTGAATTTAATGAGATCATCAGTGGTAACAACACTATCTGCAAGTGTTGTTGTCAGTGCAGTTGATACAATAGGAGATTGGATAATGTTATCCAGAGACACAATAACTTTTGCATTTTGATTTGTAGAAACAAATCTATGAGAAGTTCCTATACCAACACTTGTGAGATCTACAACTTCTGGTACTGATTTTAGTGCATTCTGTGCGCTGGAAGCAATTCTAATCTTGTCCTCATTTACCTTTACAGCAAATACATTTCTAGGAAGTTTGTCAGTTGTTCCAACACCAACAAAGGAAGTGGACGCAATACCAATTGCTTGTGTCGATCCTGCACCAGCATGATAATATTCAATTGCTTCACCAGAAACAAAGAAGTGATTCGGCAGGGATATAGTGTTTTCTGTAAGATCAACTATAGAAGAACTATTTCCTAAAAATTCTCTTTCAAAGATAGGATCATTTTTGTGAGTTAAGTTGAACGCTCTCTTAATGTCTCTTTCTGTTCCTTGATAGATTCCAAATCCAGTTTCAATAGTTCCATTATTGAAATCAATTTCATCTCTAGTGTCATCTTCATGTCTCAGTGCATTCATAAAAACATTAACGTTTACATCAATACCTGCATTTGGTGTAAAGAGAACTTGAGTGGTCACAGCAGACCCTACAGGGTCCTTGATGACTCTTGATCCTATAGTTCCAAGTCCAGAGAGGGTTTCGATAGTTCCATACTCGGTATCATAAGTTTGATAAGTAGCAACTCCATCCTGATAATCATCTACAACAATAAATTCAGAGAACTGGTACTGATTATTTGTAGAATCGCAAACTTGAATCATGAAATAACCAACATCATATGTTCCTTCTGATTCATATTCTGCAATTACATTTTCAGTTGGAGATCCTGAGGCAGATATTGAAGTTGTTCTTGACTCAAGACGTGCATGTTTCATGTTAATTGTTCCAATTCCACTAAATGTGGAATTAGCAAGCCCAACTGTAATTGTGTTGATAACGCCTGTTGTACCAACTCCAACGCCTGCATTTGGCGTAAAATCAACTTTAAGTGAAGACCCATCAAGATACGCAAAATATGTTCCAAATCCACTTGTGTAGTATGGACCAGAAGAAGTAATTAGTGGACCATACTCAAGCATTTCTACATCGGTTCCATTATGTAAAACATTCAATTCGCTAAATTCAAATTCATTACCACTGTAAGAATCTGGAGTTATCTGCACTAAAACTTTAGCAGAAGCATATGTGCTAGCAATTCCAACTATAGTTGTTGTGATTCCAGAAGCAATAGCAACACTATCAGTTTTTATCAAAGATCTTCCAATAACCGTGCTTCCTGCACTCAAAAGATTATCATCAAGGTTATAGGAAATGCTGGTGACATCATAATCATTTACAGTAAATTTCGTTGGGTAGAATTGAAGTTGACCCTGAGTTCCTGAAATTGCAAAATCAAATGATCCTTGATCATATGTGGTTTCAACCCTACCGTATTGGTTCATATAACCAAATGATCCATCATGAACCAGATCAACAATCAACAGTTGTCTTTGCTGGGTAAATCTTCTATCTTTTACATAAGTAATATACTTTAATGCTCTCTTAGCATTAATATCAAAAGTATTGACAATGCTAAATGCAGTTGGTCTTGGATTGCTGTTAAACTCATCACTAATATCGTCGATAGACAATACTCTGTTTCCTACAGACTCTAAGTAGTCAGTAAGAACTCTATTTGCAAATATTATTTCTGTGGAAACAGAATTTGAATTTACATCGAGAGAATTTTCTTTTACAAGATCAAAATCATAAACACAATTGAGATTTCCAAATCCTACCAGGTCATTTACAGTCTCAAAAGATGTCAAGTCTGTTGACAATCCTACAACCATAGAACTTCTATTATCAGCAGTTGTTTCTAACTGATAATCAGAGAATTTCTTAAATCCTACAGTGTGATTTAAAGCAGACACTGCATCATTCCAAGTATCATATACAACTCTAGATCTTAAAGAATAAGAGAACTTCTGATAATAATCGCTGTCCTGAATTCTTTGTAGGTTGTCACTTAAGAAACCAGAATTAACCTTCCATCCTTCCACCACAGTAGAAGATGCATCAAGATTTAAATATGCATCATATGATCTGATTGACGAAGCGATACCTTGAGTTTTTGAAGAAGATCCTATGATTACTTCTCCAACTGAGAAATCTTCGCTAGAGGATACTCGTAAGATACCAGTTTTTGCATCCCAATTTTCTACAATTCCAGATGCAGAATCTGAGGTGACAGTTTCTTCTGGTAAGTAGTCATTGGTTGTAAGTTTAATGTTAAATGATGGGAAATATTTTTCTGGAATAATTCTTCCTGCAGAATTAATAGAATCAAAATTTCCAGGAGTTATTGAACTGGTCGTAAAATAATCTGAAAGATTATATGTTACGGTTCCAATTCCACCAATATTAGAATCTACTGCAGTCAAAGTAAACAGTTTATAATTATATGCCTCAGAATTATATCCTCTTCCAGTAGATCCAACTCCAACGCTTACGTTCTCAATCAAAACTTTGTCGTTTACACTGAATGGGAAAGATTCTCCAGTGCTAAATCCAACAGATAAAGTAACAGTTACATCTTTAGTTGATGTATTGTATGATATTGTACTAATTCCAACTCCATTGCTATTATGTACTGGAAGGATTACTGGTGTTACATTATTGATTCCATAAGTGTTCTTAAGTATCGATACTTGAGAATCTCCAAGGGAATATTTTAAATCCAGATCAGAAACCAACTCATTAGTTTCTCCATCAAATACAAGTAGATCTGGCGATGATGTATATCCTCTACCAACAGAAGAAATGCCAATGGATTCAATAGATGCGAATGGTGTTATCTTTATTACTTGTGGGAGATTGACGCTTGGCTTTAATGTGTTATCTGATGGGAAATCGTAACCAATATCATTGATTACAGTTTTCTTAATTTTACCAATATTTGTTCCAACTGCTTCAAGTATCGCTTTGGAACCATATGTAGAAGTAACACTAGTAATTCCTGGAACTGAATAATAATTTTTACCAGAGTTCTTTATTTCAACTCTTGCAATAGGACCATATGCATGAGTACAATCTGTTTCATATGAAAGTTTTGATGTTGTGGAGGCATACGAAACTTTCTCAGGAGTTTCACTTAAAGTATATGTGAATGATGTTGTTGATGCAACAGAAATCTGATGCTTACCATTGTAAACACTCTTCTTCGCACGTATTTGTGATCCAGAAATAACTTCAGTGTCTACAATAGATTCTTCCTTTACTGCAGGTATATCACTTTCAAAAACAGGATTTAACTTATAATATAAAGTTCTTGGAATATTTGAATTTACTCTAAGAGTAACCTTAGCATCTGTTGATACTCCAATGGTTCCAGTTTTTTGTACATTAAATGTAGATTCATTTATTGATTTTTCCCAAGACTTGGTATAATTTTCATCAACATAGAAATTTAAATCAAATGCAGGATATCTTGTAGAAAGATTTACATAGGATAAAGAAGAATCCGATAGATCAAAGATGACCGTTGAGTTTTCATAAACATCTAATGGTGGGTTTACTGGATTAATAGTTCCAATAGATGCACTTGTTATTCCAACTACAGATGGAGTTAATTTCTTAGCATCATAATCAGTATTTGATAACTTAAACTTATTATTATCAACTCTAACGATATAGTAAATTTTATCATTTTCAAGTCCACCAGATGGAGATGTTGAAGTGTGAATTACTTTATCTCCAGTTGTATATCCATGATTAGTAATGGAAATAGTATTGTTTACGGTGTTAACTCCTACAGCAGAGAAAGACTTTGGATTTAATACAAGTCTTCTGTTGTAGTCATTGTATTTTACAGTGAATGTCGTTGATATTGATGGATTAACATCAACAAAAACATTATGTTCGTTATTTAATCCGTGAGTTTGAGCAGTAGAAACTGTTACAATGTTTCTTGTAATCTCTCCAGTTATTACATCATAATTTGTGGTAAAACTATGATATACTCCAGTACCAACTCCAGTAAAGTAAAGAGTTCTAGAATTTCTATATGTACTAGCAATTCCAACAAAAGTTCCAGTTGTATCCAATCCAACCCTAATCGTTGCAATTCCAATCAGGTCATCATTTATCTTTGCAACAAATAATTGTTGTCCATTTGATAATGTTTTTGCAACTCCAATAGCGTTCTCTTCATTATAAACTATTCCATTACCATCTCCTGGAGAATATGTCAGCAGATCACCCGTTTTTAAATTATGTTGTCTGATATAGATTGACTTTGTTGGTATGAAAATCTGCGTCAGACCTGTACCTGGATTTGAGAATGATATTGTTGTACCGATACCAACTCCAGACAGAGTTCCAAGACCTACAGACTCTGATGAATCAAAATATACTTGTTTGTTTACTCTATAATCATAATCTGCCTTAAACCCAGCATCTATTTTTAATTTTCTGGAATCTTCAATAATGCTAGTTGTTACAGTATGTGCAGATCCTGTGGTTCCATCAACTGCTCTCAAAACTCTAATTCTTGAGAGTCTTCTATCAACATTCAGAACTTTAACTCTTTCAGACTCAATACTCAGAATGTCATTTTCTCTAATACTTGGGAATGACAAATCTCCAGAAACATTGAAGTAAGTGACGATACCAGTTGCACCAACAGTTCCAATTCCAGAAGAAGTACTTCCAACTCCAACGACAGATAATCTATTGCTGCTGATTCCGGCCGAGTAAGATCCTTCTATCTTTGAAGATGTGGTTGACAGTCCGAGAACATTGATGACATCAAGGTTCTTAAAGTTATGAGGATTGTCTGCAAAAATAATATATTCATTCTTTGTTTCTGAAGGATAAATTTCAACACCACTAATGCTGCTGCTCGCTACACTAATGTTGTTTACTGTTTTTCCTTTGATTCTAGAAACCTTAGCAGATGCACCATCTCCAGAAGTATTTGTATTATCAAATACTACAGAGTCTCCAACTTGATATAAATCACCAGAACTACTAATTCCAATAGAATTTATTGATCCAGGAGAAACTGCTTTAACATCAATTGTTTGAGATAATTTATTTGGAATGTAGACGTATTCATAATTTAAAGTTCCTTCGATTAAATTGTATGGAAGAGTGTTTCTGCACCAATTTGTCTCACTCAAATCGATAGAATCTTGATTCGATTCTTCTTGGAAGTTAAATGAGTTTGGAATATTTTTATAGTTTTCTCCAATCAAATATGGGAAAACAGGTCTCTTGTATTTTTCGAATGGTCCTGAAGAATCTGCAGAAATTGTATTAACAGTGGCAAAATATGCATAAGTTCCTTTTGGAAACTCAGGAGTTACGCAGAATCTTCCATTGTTTTTGTCAAGAACATTTTCATCACTCACTTCATTGTGAGTGTAATCTTCAACAAAGAATCCTTCTGGATAAATTGAAACTGATGGTCTATTTGCTTTTAAATCTAGTGCATAACCAGATTTCATTTGAGATACTATACCACCAGATTTTGTTGCATATCCATATGGTCCATAAATTGGATGACCATCATATGCCCAACCAATAATTGGCGAGTGATCTGTAGATGGGCTTTCAATACTATTAATTTTCTTTAGATCTCTGCTTCCATATAGAATATTTCCATCCTGGTCTACAGAAAAAATTGACTCTCTTAATTTTCTTGGTGCATACAAATGAGAATATTGCAATCCAAAGTTTTCATTTAAACCATTTGCAATAAATCCATCATCTGCTTTGAATTTAGCAAAATTCTTTTCAAATAAGTTAATTGTCCAAGACTGAAGGCGTGGTTGGAACTCGACTCCCTGCCCTGGAGAAGACACATTTACCGTGGTCTCTTGAGTATAGTTTGTACCTCCAGCAATGATTGTGACAGAAGTAAGAGATCCATTTTGTACAACAGGTGTTAAAATTGCACCAACACCTGTTCCAATTATTGTTAAGTCTGGAGGAGAGTTATAGTTTCTTCCAGAATTTAAAACAATAACCTCAACAATTTGTCCATTGTTTACAACTGGTTGAACTTGAGCATTGATTCCAGAATTTAATGTAATTAATGGAGGTCTTTCAAAATTAATAACTTCAGAAGATCCATACCCAACACCATTATTTGATAGGTGTAAAGAAGTCACCTCTCCTCTAAAAACAGGTTGAATTCTTGCATTGAAAGTTTCAGATCCAATAGAAGAAATGCCAACCTTTCCAACCAGAGTAACTGAAATATCTGGATAGTTGAAATTATGAGTTCCTACTCCAACAGAAGTAAGATTTGTGTATTGATTGGTTCTATAGAAGAAATCTTTATTAGTTGTTCCTACTCCAACATTTACATTTGACAGTTTAAAACTATTATCATCTACTTTTGTTAGATAATACTGAGATCCAGATGTAAGTCCTCCAATTGCAGTTCCATCTGCAGTATACTTAACAATCTCTCCAGATTTGTAACCATGATCAACAATGTTAATAGTATTGCTTGATGTTGCAATTCCGCTTGGTGCAGTAGTTCTTTTTTTGTTTTCGTAATTTGAACCTGGAGAAACAATATTGATAGCTTCTACTACGGACTTTTTGTTTACAGATCTCAGATACTGATTACCAACTCCATATGAAGTTAAACTGACAGTATTGACTCCTGCAACAGCATCTGCTTGAGTCTTATGAAGTTTTACAGTAAATGAGTCTTGTACAGATACAAAATATGACGAATCAGTTGTGATACCACCAACAGACGCTTGTCCAGATGTTACATAAGTAATCTGTTCTGCATTTCTAAATTTGTGATATGTACTAAATCCAATAGTAGATACAGTCGAACCAAGTCCAACTTGAGTCTGTGAATTAAACAGTGAGGAATGACTAATCAGATTCATGGTCACAGAAGCTTTTGCTCCCTCACCATTTCCTCCAGTAATACTTACTGTTGGAGTCTCTTCATAATCAAATCCAGGATCCAATAATCTAATTTCTTTTAGGGATCCAGATATTGCAACAAATCCAGTCGCTCCTGTACCAACAGAATCACTTATGTTTACTGTAGGTGGATTAATAACATCATAATTGAATCCGGGGGAAACTACATTAACTTTTTCTACCTTTCCATACTTTACAGAATCATTTGATTTGTAATTTAAAATTTCTACACCGTTAACCAAAATTCCAGTGAATCCTGGAGTAGTTGGAGAAATTGATCCATCTCCCTGAGGAGTCGATATTTCTCTTAAAAGTTTCTGTGTTGATAATGTTTTAAATCTAAACGAATATGGTTTGATAACGTTATCAGTTACCGTTGTAGAATTAGATAAAGTAACAAATTTAGAATTATAGATGTTAGTTCTACTCTTCGCAAATTTTACTGTAGTCGAAGAGATTCTCTTTACAAAATACAATCCTTCATCAAATAAAGATGATTTGATGGAATCAATATTTTCAATTTCTCCAGAATCATTGATTACCTTTGTGGTAGTCTTTTGTGGAGTGTAATAGATTGCATCTCCAGTATAAAAACCGTGATCTGTTACACTTGTAATTTGGAATTCGTCTCCACTGAAAGTTCCAGAAAACTTAATCGATCTATCAGTGGTTTCAATTGGTTGTGATGCATAATAAGGTATTGATGGAGATGCTACAAGATATTTGTCCTCATCTTTATCTTTGTATACATTTTGTACGTTTGTTGTATAGAAAGATGCTTGTGGGAAAGAACTTGATGATACTTTTAGAATATTTTTCTTAAAAGTATAAGTCCCTGTTAAAGAAAGACTTCCCTGCCCTCTTATTACAACAGACTTTTCTGATGGGATATCAACGATTGTTGTTGCCTTTACAACACCATCATTTCCTATGATGGATGCAGAATCACCTAATTTAAAAAAGTGATTTACTTTTAAATTTACTCTGTATGTTCCGTCAGAACTATCAACCAATAAAATGTTATCTACATTATAAATTGGTGATATGTTGTAGAACCAATTGTTTGTTTTAAATGTATTGTCTGATATGCCAAGAGTTTTAATTCTTGCAGTATCTCCTGCTCCGTAATAATAAGTATTATCTGGATATGAAATGCTATTGAGTACAGAATTAATTCTTACCTCAATAGTCTCTCCATTATAATTTGCATAGGCAAATGTATTAATACCAACTACTGTCTTATCTTCAATTGTTTTAGATACGTTAGTACAATCAAAGAATTGATTTAATGATTTTGAAGTATATGATACAACACCAACACTATTGTCACTATATGTTACATACAGTTCTCCTGGGGTTTCAAATCCAACAGTAGAATCAACAGTAATGGATGTTGATCCAGAAGACACTGCGCCTATAACTTGAGTTTTTGGCTGGACAAAAAAGTCACCATAAACAGCACCTTTAACTCTAATGTCTCTATTATATCCAGAATCGAGTCTGATTTTGTAATAAGTTCTACCCGCACCTACTCTAATTTCTTCAATATTGGTAATTGGAGCATATGCTTTATTAATATTTTTTCCGTATGGATTTTGATAGAGAGTTGTATTTACAAGATTTGTTGGATTTCCAAAAATTGGTTCAACAACAATGTTATTTGTTACTCTATATTGTGCATTTGATGGTGTGCTAAGAAAATCTGATGGTTTTATGATTCTTACATCTTCATTGTATAATGCCTTGAACAGAATCTCAAATCCTCTGTCTGTTCCTTTGCTCAAATAAAAGTCCTTGGCCTGTTTGATAAACAAGTTTTGATTCAGACCATCAGCAAGAGTTCTATCCTCTAATCCGGGAATAAGTTGATTTTTGGTTTTCAGCAAAAACTCTTTGAGGAAAAGAGTGCTCAAATTTTTAATATCAGATCCAGAAGTATGTGAATTAGACTCTGTTTCCTTGAATACTAATTGCTCTGGGTTATTCTCGCT